GGCGACGGTGACGGAAGCACGGGCGACAGTGGCGGCGTATCGCCAGACAAAAGACCAGGCGGCAGCACAAGACGCGGTCGAAGATTCCAAAAACGGGGCAGAACAGGACGCGGATCCAGTGTCGGATCCTGGGGGCGATTCCAGGACCGATATTCGGCGACGGCGTCAACGGCTACATGAGCATTTCTTAACAGGGGAGGGCGGGGCATGAGTGAGATCATTAAGAAATTACAAGAACAGCGGAACCGATTGATCGCCCAGGGGCGCGCCATTTTGGACGCCGCCGGAAGCGATCCATTGTCTCCGGATGACGTCGTCAAGTATGACGGGATTGACGCGGACGTGTCCGCGTTGACGTCTACAATTCAGCGGCATCAAACGGAGGCGGATCGACCGGCGATCGCGGATACGCGGGCGGCGGCGGATGTGCAGCCAGTCGCGGAACCAGAGTCGCGCGGCGTGTCGGTCAAGAGTGAAGAGTACCGGGCGGCCTGGGAAAAGGCGATCTTCCGGCGGGGCACCTTGTCCGCGGGCGAGTCGCGCGCGTTAGAAGCGGGCACGGATTCAGAGGGCGGCTATCTCACGCCGACAATTACAGAGGCGCGGATTATTGAAGGTCTGCGTGAGCAGAATTTCATGCGCGCGCTGTCCACTGTGATCCAGGTGTCCGGTAAAACCAATATTCCAACGGTGGCAACGGATGGCACGGCGACAATCGTGGCCGAAGAGGGCACGATTACGCCAAGCGACGGCGCGTTCGGTCAGTTGGCGTTTACACCGTATAAGTTAACTGGATCGATTCTCATATCGAATGAGCTGATCGAGGATTCAGCGTTTAATTTATCAGAGTGGATCAATCAGGAGTTAACCCGGCGACTGGCGGCGGGTGAGAATACCTACATGATCAACGGTAGCGGATCGAGTCTCCCGCAAGGATGGATGAATGGGGTAGCCGCCAACGTGACGGCTAGCGGGGCCGCAGCATTGACTTCGGATGAAATCTACGATCTATGGTTCTCGGTCAAGCAAAGTTACCGACAGAATAGTGTGTGGCTCATGGAAGATCTGACACTCGCCGCGGTGCGGAAGTTGAAAGATACCACGAACCAGTACATCTACAGCCCAGGTTACCAGGGCGGGCCGGATCAACTGTTTGGGCGTCCGGTGTATACGCATTCAGACATGGACGCGATGACCTCCGGAAAGCGTAGCGTCGTACTGGGGGATCCAAAATGGTACATCATCGCGGATCAGGGTAGCACGCGGATCGAGGTATCGCGGGAACGCTATATCGAAACCGATCAAACGCTCGTCAAGGCGACGCGGCGGTTTGATTCGAAGATTTCGATCGCCGCGTCCGGCGGGTGCATCGTCCAAGCGTAGATTGCCACGGTCGCCGCGCTAGGTAGACGTGTAGCCAGAACCCGGACGCGGGGGCGCGGGCTGCACCTGGCGCGGCGGCGCGGTTTATTTATGGGGCTATTACAAACCAGAACGGCGCGGGTCCGGTTACTGTGCGGCATGGCGGGCACGCCGTCGGGCGATCCCGGTGACGTGGTCGAACTCCCGGCGGCAGTCGCGGCGACGTTGATCGAACGGGGATCGGCGGTGGCCGTGACGCGGGCGGCGGAAACGGCGTCGGTGGCGGCAGGTCCGGAAACGGCGACGGTCAAACCGGCGATCCCGAAAAAACGCGCGAAACGGAAACGGCGGGCGGCGAATGGTTAACCCGTGGCTAGACATTGCGTCAACGGTTACAGTCCAGACCGGACCGTCAGTCGAGCCGGTGTCGCTGGCGGCGGCGAAACGATCGCTCCGGTTGGAAACGTCGGCGGATGATGATCTGGTGGGGTTTCTAATCCAGGCGGCGCGCGAGTATACGGAACGGATCGCGAATCGATCGCTGATCACGCAAACGCTCGATCTGACGTTTGACGAATGGCCGGGGGATGAAATCGAACTGCCACGCGGGCCGGTGCAGTCGGTCACGTCGGTGACGTCCTACACCGCGGCGGATGCGGCGGTGGTGATGGACGCGGCAGACTACCGGGTAGACACGGCGACGGATCCAGGCCGGATCGCGTTAAATGATGGCGCGGTGTGGCCGTCGGATCTCCGGGCGACGGGCTCGGTCGGTCTGGTGCGGTATGTCACGGGCTACGGGGCGGCAGTCGATGACAGTGTGCCCGCGCCGTTGCGACAGGCGATCGTGTTGTTGGTCGGGCATTGGTACGAATCGACCGGCGTGGCGGGGCCGAATCTGTCGGTGTTGCCGTTTGGGTTTGACGCGGCGATCGCGCCGTATCGCATTCCGGCGGCGGGGTAATCATGCGGGGGCGATTTGATCGACGGGTGACGATCGAAGAACGGACGGCCACACAACCGGCGGGCGGCTACGGACGCCCGATCGATACCTGGATCCCGGTCGCGACCCGGCGGGCGACGCGGCGGGATCTGCGGGGCGCGGAACGCTTCGCGGCGGACCAGGTTGGCGCGTCGGTGTCGGCGGTGTATACGCTGGCGGAACCCGTGTCCGGGCTGGCGGCAGAAATGCGGATCGTGGATGACGCCGCGATCGTGGATATTGTCACTGTGCTAGAACCGGCGCGCCGGGGTCGTGGGCAAACGGTACACGTCAAGGAAGCGATCGACTAATGGCACAAAGCACAGCGCGCGCGGTCACGTTGCAAAATTTCGAGAACCCACAGGGGCTCTCGCAGTCCGGGACGTTTGTCAAGATGGAGATCTCCGGCGGGCGTGAGCTGGTCGCGGCGTTAACCAAGTTAGGAAACCGGCGCGATATTGAACGCGTGGTTCAACGCGCCCAACAGCGGGCGTTAGATCCCGTGGTCGAAGCGGCGAAACAGTTGGCACCAAATCGGACGGGCGCGCTAGCGGAATCAATCGCGGCGCGTCCGGCGAATGTCCGCAAGCATCGCGATTTCGATCCGTCGGATCTGAAGCCGACCGTAGTGGGTCCGGCGGGGTGGCAATTCTACGGCCAGTTTGTGGAATTTGGCACGGCGCGGATCGCGGCGCGTCCGTTTTTGCGTCCAGCCTGGGAGTCCAACAAAGATCGCGTCTTGCAGACACATACCAAGATCCTGGCAAATGAGATCGAAAAGCGGGCCGCGCGGTTAGCGCGGAAAGCGGCGAAGGCGGCGCGGGGATGATTGAATCGGATCTGTATCAGTTTGTAACAGAGCATCCGCGGCTGGTCAATCAGATCGGACCGCGGTTCTATCCGCTGGTCTTACCGCAAAACGTGACCTATCCGGCGGGCCGGTATCAGCGTATTACCACGCCGCGGATCGAATCGCATAGCGGACCATCAGATCTGGCCGCGCCGCGGTTCCAGATTGACTGGTGGAGTCCGGACGCGGCGGGCGTGTCCGGGTTTCGGACCGTGTCGGATCTCGCGGACGCGTGCCGGAAAGCGTTAGACGGGTTTTCGGGGCTGATGGGAACCACAAAAGTTTACCGGGTCGCAATTGAGGATGAACGCGATCTTATGGAGGACGATCCGGTGTTGTTTCGGGTATCGCAGGATTTTGTGATCTGGCATCGGGAGGACTAGCGTGGCGTTAACTTCGAAACTCACGATCAAACTCGCGGCGACCTTAACGTCCGTGCTGGATTTAGGCACGGCCAAAGATCCGCTGGACTATGAAAAAACCTTGTCGCTGACGGATGGGACCGGGGCGAACCAGGGCGATCAACTCTGGCACGATCAGCGAACGATCGCGGCGAGTGGTACGGATAGTTTGGATCTGGCCGGGAGTCTCACAAATGCATTTGGCGCAACGGTGACGTTTGCTCGAGTAAAAACGATCGTGGTCTTTGCGGCGGCGGCGAATACAAATAACGTGGTGATCGGCGGCGCGGGGTCGAATCCCTTAGCGCAATGGGTCGCCGATACCAGCGACAAGGTGAACGTCCGACCAGGCGGGATCTTTGTGTTACACGCGCCGGACGCGACGGCGTACGCGGTCGCGGCGGGCTCGGCGGACGTATTACAAGCGGCGAACAGTTCAAGCGGATCTACGGTTACGTACGATGTCGTGATTGTGGGATCGTCTAGTTAGCAGAACGAACGATAAGGGGGACACATGGCGAACGCGTTGGGAGCATTTGGCACACTACTCAAACGGGGCGACGGCGGCGGATCGGAGGCGTTTACAACGATCGCGGAAGTGACGGCGTTGTCCGGGCCGACGTTAACGAGGGAAACGATCGACGTGACGCATCACGGATCCGCAAGTCAACACCGGGAACATATCGGATCGTTAAAGGATTCCGGCGACGTGTCGTTTTCGATTAACTGGCAGCCGGATCTAAATAGTGCTGCAGGGCACGGCGTAACTAACGGACTGCTGAAAGATTACAAGGACGCGACGCGGCGGAATTTCCAGGTGGTCTGGCCTGATACCTCGTCAACGACGTTTGCGTTTACGGGCGTGATCACAAGCCTGTCGCCGACCGCGCCGATCGATGGTGCGTTAACGGCGGACGTGACGATCAAGGTGGTCGCGGAACCGACACTCGCGTAAGAGGGGATACGTGGGGAATAGCGCGCGCGGTGAACACGCGATCGAGATTGACGGCGCGGAATATACGCTCCGGATGTCGATCAACGCGATCTGTGAATTAGAAGATCGCGCGGATCGTCCCATTGAACAGATCGGATCCCGGTTGACCAATGGGGACGCCGGGGTCCGGGATATCCGGTTGTTATGGTGGGCGGCGTTACGCGATCACCATGCTGACGTAGATCTCCGGGGCGCGGGCGTCTTGATCGAGGCGATCGGACTGGACCGGGCGATCGCGTTAATTGGCGAGACGTTGGCGGATGCGTTCCCGGCGAATGGGGCGGCAAAAAAAAAGACCACGCGGACCCGGTCCCGTGGTCGCGCCTCTACGCGGACGCGGTCGCCGTCGGCGTAGATCCGGATCTGTTCTGGCGTTCGACGCCGCGCGAGGTGGACGCGTTGGTCCAGGCGTACCAGCAACAGCGGATTGATTCGATCAAGGATCAGATGTTTATCGGCTGGCACGTTGCGGCGTTCGGGCGTGCCAAAACGATCCCGGATCTGAGTCGCTGGATCGCGCGCACCTTTCCCAACACAACTCCCAAGCAAACTATGGATGAACAAATCGCGGTTGCGCGGAATATCGTGGCATTGTGGAGCCCGCCACCAGGGGAGGGGTCCAGGTAATGGCCGCGGCAGTTGGAAGTTTACGCGTTAACCTGTCTACCAACGTCGGCCAGTTTGTGGGCGATCTTGGCAAGGCGTCCGGGTCGGTTCGAAAGCTCGACAAAAGTTTCGGACGGGTCGGGCGGCGAATGTCTGGTTTAGGCAAACAGATCGGCGTCGGGATCGGGCTACCCATGGTGATGGTTGGCGTAGCCGCGGTTAAATCCTCAGAACAAATAGATGAGGCGTTGCGGTCGATCGCGGCGGGCACGGGCGCGACCGGCGACGCGTTGGACGGGCTCGGCGAGAGTTTTAATCAGGTGTTCGGCTCGGTTCCGGAGTCTGCGGACGCGGTCGCCAGTGCGATCGCAACACTGAACACGATCACCGGGGCCACTGGTCCTATTTTGGAAGATCTCACTAAACGACTGTTCGACGCGTCGCGGGTGTTGGGCGAGGACGGCGCGGTAAATGCCAAAAGTTTCGCGACGGCGTTGGCACAATTTAACGTCCCGGCGGAACAAGGCGCGGCATTGCTCGATCAATTCTTTGTGGTGTCGCAACGAACCGGGGCGGCATTAGGCAAACTGACGGCGGATACCAACACGTACGGATCGGTGCTACGGAATGCCGGGTTCAGTATGGCGGAATCCGCCGCGGTGTTCGGACAGTTTCAAAGTATCGGGATCGAAGTGTCGCGGGTGATGCCAGGGCTGAACGCGGCGTTCCGACGATGGGCGGCGGACGGTCAAGACGTCCAGGGAATGTTAGCGGTTACGGTCGCGCAAATGCAGGATGCCGCGACGGAAACGGAAGCGTTGACGATTGCGACGGCGGCGTTTGGGGCGGAAGGCGCGCAACGGATGCCGGCGGCAGTTCGTCAGGGTGCGTTTAGTTTGGAAGGATTCCAGGACGC